ATTTTTTTTATACTGTTTTTTAGTTTTGCGTTTTCTTTCGCCAATTCTTCGTTTTCTGCTTTTAATGCCCGGTAATTAACCGCGTTTACTTCGGTTTCTAATCCGGCTATTTCTTGAATTTCTTTGACTGAAAATAAAACGCCCGGTAATTTTGTTAGCTGGTGAATTGTGCCAGCGTTTCGCAAGTTGTATACCGACGATTTAGAAACGCCTAAAACTTCGGCCACTTCTTCCACGGTATACGTTAATTTCATTTCGTAACCCCTTTCATTAATTCAGATAAACCACAATTAAAGAAGTGCGCAACCTTTACAAGGCTACTAAGGCTAGGCGATTGTTCGCCACTACGCCAACGGGAAATAACGCTTTCAGATATTCCCGTTTCTTTGGATAGCTTATAAGCGGTAACGCCGTTACTATCCATAAGTTTAAAAACATTTTTTGTTACTGTTTTAATCATTTACACCACCTTTTCTAAATGTTATACTTGCGTTATAGCAAGTGTTAGTATTCGACACCGCACTTGCTATATCAGATTTTCAAGACACTTACGATTTCATAAGTACCTTATGGCTATATTGTACTTCCGTTATAGTAAGTAGTCTAGTAAATACTTTATAAAAATGTTAAACAGTTTGTTTATATTTAGCGAGGTACACTATGCTATACAACAAAATTGAAGAATTAATGCGAAAAACTGGAGTATCAGCATATCAAATTTCAAAAGATACCAACATTCCACAAAGTGCATTTTCACGTTGGAGAAAAGGAGAAAGCAACCCTAGTTTAAAGAATATTAAAATATTATCGGAGTATTTCGGTGTACCAGTAAGTTATTTTACCGACGGCGTAGAGGGAACGCCTGTTATCAAAACAAAAGAGATAAAAATTGATTTAAAGAAAATTACAGATAACGCTTTAGTATGCTATTATGGCGATCGTGAATTGACGGAAAAACAAAAAGTAAAGTTACAAAAAGTATTAAAAGCAGTATTAGACGATTAATATATTCAAGGGGAATTGTTAGCATGTTAAATATGGTTTTAGACTTAATTAATTCGTGCGGCTCAAATGAACCGCGCACTATTGCAAGTAGATTGAACATTAAAGTGTTTTATGAGCGTATGCCCGTAGGTGTTAGCGGTGTACTAATTAAACCGGAGATTAAAAAGGCTATTGTTATTAATAGCCGGTTAAGTAGGCGCCAGCAACGTATAGCGCTTGCGCATCAATTAGGGCATATATTTCTTCATAAGGATTACGATTTATTTAAGGAAATAGATGCCGATTTACGCAAAAAACTGGAACATGATGCGGATACATTCGCGCATATATTGTTAAATAAAGGAGTTCAAAATGGAAAAGAAACATGCAATTAGTGTAGCTTGTTACCAAAGTATTTTTTATTTAATCATTGGCTTGGCGTTAGGCCTTATTCCGTGGCAAGAACATCGGTATATATTGATGCTCATATTAATGGCACTATTCATTGCTGCGCATTACATAGCCAAATATTCTATAGGGGAATTAGACGATGCAGTTCAACATAACCATAAGAAAAAAGGATAAAGGGTATCAATGTATTGTTTCATACAAGGACGGCAACCGTTGGCGCCAGAAATCTAAACAAGGTTTTGAAACACAGAAGGCGGCAAAAATTCACGCACAAACGATCATTGATAAACTAAAAAAGACTATCACCGCAACCGATGATAGTCTTAGAAATATTACTCTTATTGATTTTTTTAATATTTACATACGCGAAAATGCGCCTAAAACGTTTAACACGCTGCGAACCTACCGGAATACATTCGACTTTTTTAAACCTTTACACAATGAAAAAATAACGAATATTACGCCGTATCACGTCAAACGCGTATTGAATGATATATCATACTCAACGGCTTCAAAAAACCTTGCATTGGGTATAATTCAGCGATTATTTAGCTATGCCGTACTGCCATATAAGATACTGCCTATTAATGAATTAAAGGTAATACCGCGATATACAGATAGTAAACCCGCAAAAATAAAAGCACTAACAGATGATGAAATAGAAATGTTTTTATCTGGCGTGAAATCTATAAATTATACGTATTATATTTTATATTGTATAGCGGTATATGCTGGCATGAGATACGGCGAAATTATCGGCCTTACTTGGGAAAATATTGATTTGGATAATAACACAATAAACGTAGTGCAGCAATTCGGGGCGATTGATTATAACGTATATTCCATGAAACCCCTTAAATCTAAAAATAGTTATCGCCAATTACCTATACCGCCAGTATTAAAAAGCGTATTACTGGAATATAAGGAAACATGCACGACTGATAGATTATTTAATATGCGCATAAGTAGCAGCGGCGTTGCATCTGAAATGATGAAACGTTTTTTACCAGATAATTCTATTCATGATCTACGCCATACATACGCAACTAAATTATTATCAAATGGAGTAGATATAAAAACAGTATCCGCCCTATTAGGTGATAGCCTACAAACAGTATTAAAAACCTATGTTCACTTTTCCGACGATATGCGCATAAAGGCAGCCGATAAGGTTGCCGATATTTTCGGTTAATTATTTTTGACGAATTTATGCCGTCTCAAAAACAATTAGCACTAAATATAGTATTTTATAGCTTATATTTTATATCAATTCATTATATCGTATATGATAATTTTTATCCATAAAATAGCATAATGTAGTTTTTAGCTGATTGGCCATAACGTAAATTTTGAAATTCATTCCACAAAATTATATGGTTTTGTATGAAATTTTTGCCGTATTTTTGACGTCAAATAAAAAAAGAGGGGTACCGCTTATGGTACCCCTTTCTTATTAATCTAATTCAACAAGGCGTTTCAATTCGCCGTTTACAAACCACATTTCACAACGTACGTTGTTATGGTCTGTGAGTGTTGCTGTATATAAACCGTCTTTCTTTGGGTTTACTTCTTCCGCGAACATATGAGTTTTGCCTTCAAATGTAAATGTTTTCATAATATTTCCTTTCCAACTGTCAACTAATAGTTTACTGTTGCAAGCCGTGCAACTCGGAGATAATCGGATCACCTACCATTTCGCAAATGTATAAAGTGCGCTGGCCCCTTTGAAATGCTTACCGTCAAAATGCGCTAGGCCTTGAAAGTCGCCAGCTTGATAACCTACCGTTTCGTATATCTTACCAGTTTCCAGTACTGTAACGCCACCCATTACACGATGCACTTTGTTAAGATTAATCTTATATACATCAATCTTTTGTTCATCGGTATTTTCTACTACGGCCGTTCTATCGCTTTTTTCAATAGCTTCCTTTGGAATATTCGGCGATTTATCCTTAATAGAATTTTTCGTAACTACTGCCGCATCATGTAGCGTTGGCGCCTGTGTATAATACGTTACTACAGGCTGAGTATTTTCCTTATAGGAAATAACTTCTTTTGCTTCTTTTGTCGATACGTTAAGCGCTTCCCCTAATTTAACAGGGTTCTTCGCCACGGTCTGATTGATAATAACCGGTTCTTGTAGCTTTTTGGTATGCATTACGTTATAGGCGAATAAGCCAGCAACTACCACCAGCAGCATAAGCAATGCTACTGTGATAACTGGTAAATACGCCCTTATGAATTGCTTGATAGTATCCATACAATACCCCCGTTAGATAGGCCAATTCAATACTAAATCCGCATCAAATTCCTTACCTTCAATATTTTCAGTAAATGTATATTGCCACAAATTAGCGCCGTAATAATCGCATTGACTATTTAATTGTGCGCACCAAATAGCGCACCCGCCCAACTGGCTAACATCTAGTACATTTACTAACCAGTCATAACTAGCATATAGGCCAGTATTTACGTACCCAGCTTGCCATAATTTGTTGATGAACACGCTGCATATATTAGTTAGTTGCTGGTCTGTTGGCATGCCACTTTCTGCCTTGTAGTCGTCAGCATCTTCCATATCGAACCATACGCCCATTGGCAATTTATCAGCAGTTAAGCCGGCATCACTTAATGTATTTAGTATAAATTCGGCTTCATCTGCTGCATGTTCTTCGTTCATGGCATAGGAATAATGGTATACGCCAACTGCTAAACCGGCATTAATAGCGCCATTAATATTGTTATAAAATTCACTATCTAAATTACCACGGCCATAACCAATGCGAATGATCGCGAAATCAAACCCATTAGCCTTGACCGCGCCCCAGTCAACTACGCCGTTATTTTCGCTTACGTCTATACCTCTCATGGTACCCCCTTATAATTTCACCTTGTTTTCAATTTTAGTTCGGATTAAATCTAGGAATTTACCTAGCATAGCATTTCCGCCGTCGCGTAGGTTTTCCATGATAGATAAGAATTCACAGGAACCCAGATATAACCATACTAACGAAACCGCGAATTGTCTTTGGCCGCTCATTTCATCGAATAATACGGCCGCCATTGTAGCTGCAATATACGTTAATACTTTGAACACAAAACCTTTTCGCATGTATCGGCTAGAAATTAGGCCTTTTTCAAACGCCAACGGTATTGCGCGGTACTTTTCCCATACGGCTATTTGGTCTTTATCGTATCCGTATTCATCAATCAACATTTGATAGGCAATAGCGGCCCATTTAGTGAAAAGGTCTATGAATACCAATAAAATAAACACGCCCAAAATCTGGACGTGTTTAATTCCAATTACCCATATAGCGACGGCTGCCGCACCGCTTAATATTGCTTTCAATACAAAACTATCTGTTAAAGAGTTCCAACCCTCAACAAAAAACTTCAAAATAAACTCCATTATGCGCCCCTTATTTAACCTTACCTAAACCATAAACGCTGCGCGCTATATTGGCTTTTCTCATATTGATTTTGTCTAATTGTTCCCTCTTTTGTTCGCCACTCATGCGTTCATTATTAATGATCGCTTTAGATGCTTTGTTTAAACCTTTTAGGCTATCACTTGCATTTTTGAGTTTTGCGAATTCTTTAGCATCGTATCCTTCCGGACGTTGCCCCGTTAGTTTGAATTCATTATGTAATTTTTCTTGTTCCTTATAATCATCATATACACGCTGCACGCTATTAGACGATTGATAAGGCGCCGCCGTGAACCCTCTTAACCCCGGCGCTTCGTACCATTTTTTAGATGCGTTATTTTCTTTTGCACCAGTAGCCGCATCAATGCCGCTTAAACCTAAACCAGCAAGGCCGCCGCCGTACCCTCTTATTGTATTATCTACAATATACGGCGAAACGTTGATTTTATCGCCTACGAATTTTGCAACTTCGCTTGTATTTGCTCCATATTGTAGGTGTGCCGGTAAATTTTCTTGTGATTGTGGAATAATATTGCGTTGTCTGAATAAAGAGTAATTCGTCATAGCTTCAACAACCGGTATCATAGCCGTAGGCATAAAACTAGGTGCAAGGCTATCTATTACCCTATCGCCGAACCCCTTAAAGCCTACGCCTTTACGGTTGTTTTTGGCATCGTCAAAATACTGTAACATACGTTCAAACGATGTACCGAATAACACGCCAGCTTCAAATGGCTTAGGAACACGATACATATTTTCTTTGCCCGGAATGATCCAGAATGTATCTTTTTCCCATTGTGGCAACTCTTGGTAACGCTCATCGTCTTTATTCATGTACCATAACAAAACACTTGGTAACGTAATATATAGCATAGTTTTTACCGTCATACCGCGCGGGTCTTCTTTAAAAGCACGCGCCATTTTGTCGGCGCCTTGAATTGTAGCATTAAAGAAGGCTATAACTTGATTTGCCTTTTTAGTATGCGAACCTCTACGGCTGAAATCTAACGTAATATCACGGCTTTCAAGTGCCGCTTCTCTTGCAGTTAAAGGCTTTCTATCTTTACCGAATAGGCGATTACCAACCCCAGTATAACCCTTTCGTGCATTATCGAATTCCGCCAACCGTGTTGCCATTTCTGTTGCTTCACTCATGGCGCGCAATACTTCAATAGGGTTTTTAATTAACTTAGCAACCTTACTTTCACGGCTCATAATATCGCGTAATTGGCCGCCTAAATAGTCGCGGTCTAGTGAAACCATTGCCGCATGTGCTGCGCCGGATTTCATATATTCCCAGTATAAATCACCTTTTTTAAGGAATAGCGATAACCCTTTAAAAGTATCAAGAACAGGAATAAAACCATGTTTGGAATAAATAGATGCACCTATCATATCGCGTACAGGGTTTCGCAAGATAAATTCTGGTGATAATGTAGCACCAGCGCGTAACCAGTTGGCCGGATATGATAAGATTTTTGCAACCATGTTTGATTGGTCTTTATCTAACATGCGCATCGTTTGAATAAGTTCCGGCGTTGTTTCATACGTTACTTTTTCGCCGTTTTCCCAAACATTAAATGTATTATCTGTTGCCGCTTTGTTGCCGTTTACACGTTCCACTATTTGCCCTACGCCGTTTTTATCGGCAAGTTTTGCAAATGTACGCCCAACGTGATTACGTTCTACTGCGTTATAGAATTGGAACGTATTCTTTACGATACTTTCCAATGGATCTATAATATCGCGCGTACTGCCTTTAAAACGTTTTACCGGACTAGATACATCAATAAAACCCTTTCCGCCAGATAAGAACGATTGCATGCCAGCATCTGACATGTCGCGGAAAAATGGAATGTAATGCGGGTACATTTTGCGCATTGTATGATATGCCTTAGCCGTCAACATGCCTTCTTTAACTAACATTTGCAACATGTAATCTTGATATTTATATATTGCAACTGCCGCCTTTTGAAAACGTTCATTTCCGGCGTGCTTACCTAAAACGGCAGCATCTTCGGTATAATCAAACGTTGCTTTTTGTTTGTTCTTGTGCAAGTCTAAATCGTGCAAGGCTACAAGATATGCGGAGAATTCCTTATGTTCCTTTTCGCCTATACCTTTCAAAATATCTTTGAGTGATTTTATACCATGTTCCGGTGCGCCGTGTTCAATAAGCGTTTCAGCTTTACCAACCCAGCCACGCGCTAACCACGCTTGCATATATGGATTATCATCAAAGGCAATCTTTTCGCCTGTTTGGCGTTCGACTTCCTCAACTAAATCCTTCAACGGGTTCAATTCATCAACGGTTTTAGTGTATACATCATTTAACGCTTTTTTAATTACGTCTTTAGCTTCGCCACGCTTAACCGCATCAATAGCTTGGCTTACTTTACCTTTACTTTCAAACGAAATACTACCTTTGATACGTTCCGCCCCGCCTTGACGGTGCCATTCATGAACCAGCTGCGATAATTTATTGGTTATACCGTTTAATTCTGGTTCATTCTTAATTGCTTCCGTAAAGTGGCTATAAAATTCTGGAAATTCCCGTTTTGCTTTCGCGCGATCACTTACATAATCTTTGAAAAATTCTGCGTAACCTTCGCCGCGTATACCTTCCATACCTAATTTGTTGTACGCTTTACCGAAACGGTCTTGAATAACGCCGTTAAATTCGGTATTGAACCGTGCATCTTTACTGAAACCGAAATAATTATCTACATAATGCCCTAATTCATGCATGATAACTGGAATTTCTCCATAATTACCGCTACGAATTACATCGGTTTTAGTATTATACCAACCGCGTACATTATCACGGCCCAAACGGCCACTTTTAACGCGTTGATTAAATAAGTTATTAACTGCATCTAATATTTCCCTACGCGTTACGCTTCGGCCTAACCGCCCTACTTCATCAATACCAGTATGTGGCGTATCCTTACCTTTAGCGCTATATTGTAGCGGTTCCGTAGGTCTAACGCCTTTACTTTCCATGTATCTATTCGCCATTGCTTCGTTGCCGTCAAAGGCTTTTACAACCGCATCGCGTACTTGTTCATGCGTTGCATTGTCTAATAGCTGGCTAGGTTGCTGCGCGTATTTGCTCACGCCACCTTCTGCCGGTTCTGCTTGCATCAACTTCAATTCTTGCGTATCTGCAATTAGTTCGGCAGCACGATCACGGCGAACCGTTTCCATGTATTCGTTGTTCAATCGTTCAACTGGTACGTCTAAGATTTCAGATAGTCGAACCTTAACCGCATCAAGTTCCGTTTTTGGAATATCTGGCTTTGTTGCCTTGTTTAAATCTTTCAATAATTCCGTGTTAGAATTTACTTTATTTTCTAATTCGGTATATCGTGGTTCAGATGCATCATTTTTCAATTCATTGATGATAGTTTCTTTTGCCTTTTGCGGTAAATCGTCAAGTGCATTTCGTAAACTTTCGTTTGGTGCATCTTCTTCATACCTAAATTGAGTGTTTGCATCGTTTTCAAGTGCTTTTTCTTCAATTTTAGGCTTTTCGCCCTCTACAAAATCAGTATTTATGCGGTCTTTCGGTTGAAATTCATTTATTTCGCCTGTACGGGTCGTTTCGCCTTCGCCTTGATAGTTTATACCTAAATCTTCGTTTTTAACCTGTTTTTTATCGGTATTTTCTACAAAACTGTTTAAATCGGTATGTGTTTCTTCGCCGCTTACTGGTTTTTCGTTTTCTATAAACTCATCTTTGAATGGTTGCTCATAGCTTCGATAATTAGGGTCTAGCGTATTATCTTTAAACGTTGTATTATCACGTGGCCTATTTTCATATTTACCATAATTGCCGTCAAATGTTTCTTTAGCAATTTGCGCCCGAACATCATCATGTGCAACTGCTGGGTCTGGTCTTTCATAATTTTTTCGTATGATAACGGCCATTTCTTCCGGTGTTGCATCTGGGCGTGAACGCATAGCTTCAAGTGCAGCGCTTTCGGTATTGTGTAATTCCCATACGCTGAAATCAACTTGTGTTCGCCAATCCCATGGATCTAACCCGCGACTTTCCGCAAATTTCAATAAACCTTTTTCGCCGTTCAATCTATCGCCGGTAAATTGAACCAAACCACGGGAACCGTAGCCGTCGCCACTTGTAACCGTTGTACTAAAACTACTTTCGGCGCCAATATTACCAGTCATGGCAGCCGCTTCAACGTCGCTTAAACCATTCTGACGATATCGGTTATATATATCCGCTTGGATATTACCGGTTTCACCTTCCATAGGTTGACCGCTTAAACCGCCTTCGGAGTATTCGCGCGGTTCTACTGCGTTACTTGGTTCTTCTGGTACTGGTACATCATCAAACGCATTATACATAACGCCCTCTTCAAGTTTTGGCGCATCTTTTGTAAAACGTTCGCCAATATCTTCAAAAGCATTAGATGCTTTTTCTTTGATGTGTTCCGCTGCACGTCCTACATGCTCACCGATTGCACCGCTTACCTTTTTAGGTGTTGCACCGTGTACCATTGCCGCCGGTAAAAATACGTCGCCCCATAAGTTAGTAGGGTTCATGGCTATATTTTTAGCAAATTCCCCCGGGTCGTCAATTAAGCGTTCTACTGGCTCGGCCACAGGGTCTACTATAAGATTTTTCGCCGTAGCTACATATTTATTCCCTAAAATTCCGTCTGGTGCCGTTCCGTCGTTTTCTGCGGTTGCATTGGCGTTATACATATCAACCGTATCACTTGCAATAGTAGGCGCTGCAAGGACGCCGGCAGCTATTCGCACCGGTGGTGGAACGTACGGCGTAATTGCCAGATATCCGGCCGGCTTACCAACTGCGGCATTATATGTTTCTACGTGCGCTTTACCTAACCCCGGCGTAGCATATTCGTCGATAAACTCCCCATTATCATCAAATTTAGAAAAGTTATCTCCATTAGCATCAATCGCATTGGCAGCACTTTTAGAATACTCATTACCTAGATTATTTGATTTTTTTACTACATCATCTTTCCACGCCGTTAAGGTATTGCCTACATTGTCATTGATTTCTTTGCCGGTTTTATCAATCCATTCGATATTATTCTTTACGCCATTGGCAACATATTCGGCATTGTTTTTAACGCTATCCCAAAACGTAGGCTTGGGCGCGTTGCCTACGTCATAACCGTATTCGGTTGTTATATCTTCAAAGGCGTTACCGTTTCCAACTGCCTTGCCGTATTGGCTTGTAATATCATCAAACGCACCCATAGTCTACCCCTTTATTTTTAATAAGACTTTAACCACGATTTATATTGACCGTAACCGGCCGCATCAAGTTCCGCGGCAATCTGATCATCGCTCCAGCCTTGCGCTGAAAGTTCATTCATTCGCTTGGAAACTGCTGCTTGTTCTTCGCTTGAATAAGTCGGTTGCCGTTTAACTGTAGGCGTTCCAGCACCAGCACCACCGCCAGCAGTAGGCGCACCACTTAACGCACTTTGTAACTGCCCATAATAAGGGCTTTCGTTTTCTGCTTTATCTGGGTTAGCTTTCACCCATGCGGTATGCTGCGCGGATAACGTACGCAATACTTGCGCATTATATCCACTAGTGCCGGACTGTGTAGCCGTTGCCGGTTTAACGTGAGTGCCTACATACTTCATGCTGCCGTCTGTGCCAACAATATACGTTTTTCCGTCTGGCATAACTTTAATGTTTTTCGCCCCGAAATTACCAATATTTTTCATTTGGCCGTCTGGCGTCATAACAATAACTTGACCGTTCGCAAATTGTTTTGTTTCAACCTTGCCATAGCCGCCCATATCTTGAATAGTGCCGTCGCCCATGTTGTAACGTACAATGTGGCCGTTTTGCGCACTACTAAATTTATAATCCGGTTTATCAAGTGCCGCAATAGAATTCAAGTTATTCATATCAATAGTACCGGCGCCAATCTTACCGGCTAGATAATTATATCTTGCAACGGCTGGCGCCAACCCTTTAACCCGTTTTGTGTTATAGGTATCTACAACCGGGTTGCCGTCTTTATCCTGTGTAAATACAAGATTGTTCATGATTTGCTGGCGCATTGGTTCAAGCACTTTTTCTTGATATTCGTTGACTTGATGCATGTACATATTGTTTACATCTGTTTGGTATTGTTCACTAGCTAGGCTTTGCGCCGTTTTAAAATCAAAACCGGCTTTAACTAGGGCCAACGTATTGGCCCCTAGTTGTTTTCTTGCTTCGCTTGTTACGCTTGCTTTATCTGGTATAGAGTATTGGCCCGGCGCTTTATCCTCTCCGGCGTTACCATTTACGGCCGAATTGGGCGCCCCATGAAAAGGTGCGTTTGCCCGTTGCTGCATCATTTCTTGATATGTTTGCGGCATACCATTATTAATACCAGTATTATTTAGATTTTGAAAATTCCATAGTCCGGTGTTTTGTTGCGGTTGTGCTGGCGCCGCTGGCATTTGTGGTGCTTGCGCCGCCTGTGCTTGTAACTGCTTTTGTAACGTAGGACTTGGCTCATTCATGTATGCGTTAAAGCGCTGATCAGTAACTGGATTACTTGGCGCATCTGTGTTAGCTTGCATTGGTTGTGCTGGTGCTGCTGGATTTTGACCGCCCCATAATCCGATATTGTTCTTTTGCATCAAGTTATTAGCAAATGTGTTATTGGAATTAGACAATAACTGGTTGATTTGACCGGCGCTATTAGGTTGTTGCATACCCATTCCCGCTATACGGTTATTATTATCCATAACTTGTAGCGCGTTCGGGTCTTGCTCCCCGCCAGCGCCACCGCCACCGCCTAGCATTGCTTGATAGCCTTTAGCCATTTTGTTATTCTGCAATGCACCTAAACGATGTGAGAAATATTGACCAGCTAATTCGCCTAACGCCGCCCATGGTTCAAAATCTTTTACGTAGATAACGCCCATTGTGTTATTCCTCTACTTTCTTATTATCTTCGGTTGCTGCTTCTTCGGTTGCTGCTTCTTCGGTTGCTTCCTCTACTGGTTCATCTTTCTTGCTGGATTTTTTAGTTGTTTTTTTAGCTGGCTTTTCTTCTTCCGCTGGCTTTTCTTCCGCTGCATCTGCAATAGCTTTCAATTCATCTTCATTGATACCTTCGGCCATAATACCGTTAGCATAGAATAAATTATCGCCAGTACATTGCAATTCATATACGTGCTCAGTATTGCCAGTTGCTTCGCTTAATGTAACCGGTTCATAAGCATTAACCGTCATAATAACTTCGCCAACTACCAATTCACTAACTAATTTCAAACCTTCCGGAGTCAATACCTTTTCTGTGCCTGTAGTTGTTACGCCAAAGGATACAGTTTCAAGGCGATGTGTTTCTTTTTCGCCCATATCATGCAATGCAATTACATCATTAACCGCACCCAAAGTGATAACAGTATCACCATTTACAAACGTTTCAATAACCTTGCCACCTTCTGGTGTTGCAATTTCAGTACCCGCTACAAAACAAAAACCTTTCATAAGTCCTCCAAAGAAACCGCCTGAACCTTGCTTAACCATTGTTTGTGCTGGTTGTGCTAGTCCATAGCGTAATGACATAAATCTGTTAAGTAAATCTTCTTGATCCGCGTTATTTAACTGGCTCATAGAGTAGTAATCTTTGGCCGGTTGAATTGCCGCGCTTTGTGTTGTTGCGCCTGTATTAATAGGGTTTTGCGCTAACCCTTCGCGCTGACCTACTAGGCCGGCAGCAGTACCCGCATTATTCATTTGATTTGCATAACCTTGGTTCATTAGATTTGCTTGATTAACGATGCCGTTTTGTAGGTTATTATAGGTATTACCCCATAGGCCCATTTTCGCACCGATACCGCTTAAATTATTGTTAAGCGCTTGTGTATTAAGTGCCGCCGCTTGGCCTAAATCATTTGAATATTGTGCCGCAAGTGTATTAGATGCGTTCTTGCTAATATCATTTAATGCATTATCTGTAATAGATGAATTCACAATGCCGCGACTTGCAAGGCTAGAAACTGCGTTGCCTACTGTAGCCTGTAAATCATTGTTTAACGCTTGCCGTCTAGCATCTGCATAGCCTGTAGGTAGTTGGCCGTTTGTGATGCTATCCATAGCATTTTGATTTTGTAATAATGCGCCGTTGTATTCGTTGGCTAACTGGCTTGCGCCGTTGTTCATTGTGTCAACGCTTGCCGCTAACTGATTTGCATAACGCGTGTTATCCGTCAAATTCTTGGCTCCAGCCGTTGAGATTTGATTTTGTAACGCGCCTATTGCGTTCTGGTTAGCTTTATTACTGTCTAAATAAGCATTATACATGTTGCCATATTGCGGAGTAATAACATTGCTTAAAGCTGCATCGCCCATACCTTGCAAGGTGTTGGCGCTTCGATTTGTGTTATTAATCCAATCCATTTGGCCTTGTAATAATTGCTTTTCGTCAGCCGTTGCCGTAGGTAGTTTTGCATCAATACTGCTTACCTTCGACTTTTTACCGCCACCGCCGAATAATTGCAAGTCAAATTTAAACATGCTTTTCCTTTCTACAAAGTCGCTTCAAGGTGTTTACGCACCGTTTTCAGTACTTTGTAATCAAACCCATTATAGGTATAGTCCATACTTGGAACACGTTCCATATTCCACTTTTTTATGAAACCGCGCACGCTTCGATGTGTTGCCGTTACAATTACATCAAGATCATTCATTTTCATAACTTCCACGATGTACTTGCCTATTACTTTCATATCGCCGTATGTTTGCCAGATAGTAAAATATCTTTCGCCGTCATGTTCGTTGATAGTCCAGAATAAGAACCCAGCATTAGGGAACCATTTGAAATAGTAATTGTATTTGTCTTTGTAGTTATTATTTTCATCGAAATAAAACCCTTCAAGACTAACACGTTCACCCGTGCGACGTTCATAGTCTTTAATCATGCTTTCAAGGCTTTCAAGTTGCATCATTAATCCCCTATTCGTTCTATGCTGAATTTATCACGATTGCTTCCGGCTAGTATTTGCCTATCATAATACCCGCTAATAGTCAGTTTTAAACGCTGATTTCCATACCCTTGACCGATAATATTCATTACTATTTCAAGGTTTTTATTATCATTAATGCGTATTTCTCGACTATCGCGCGTGCTTCCGTCTATTGTGATACGATAATTTCCACTTGGGAAAAATACTGTGTTACGCCATTCTGAATGATCACTAGCCGGCCTATCTACATAAATATTATTAAATGCAGCCGGATTATACTGTACAGAATACGTGCGCCCGTTTTTAATAACTTTTAACGGCGTGTTATCGTCTCCAATACGTGCGTATAATTCGCTTCCATTAAATGGAACCTTAATATTTTGGCCGTTTGTTAATGCTGCATCTGTAGTTAATCCGAACAGGTATGTATGGCCATTATATTCTAGTACTAAATTAGGCATATTATTCCACCTTCAACCTTGCACCATTAGGGAATAACAATGTATTGTTATTTTCAAACGTTGCTATACGTTGCCATTCATTCATGCCTTTAGTATTTGTATCAAAACGAATAAATGCAGCGTTACTGTTGGCAAAATAAAGCTGAGTACCTAATATACGGTCTTGGCTTGTATTCCACGGAAACATGGCCCCAATACCCCAATATGCAGTACCCCATATACGGTAGTTATTTAATTCACCGAATGTGAAACCGCTATAACCAGCCTTATTGTTGGCAAGATAATCTAAATCGATTGAGTTATTAGAAAGGCCCGGAACATTTAACGTACCAGTCATAGTATCGCCGGCCTTTTTAACACACAATGCGACGTCATCCGCCGTTGCGGCTGAACCGGCCCGCGTTGCGGTATCTGCACGAACCGCGTGCGTTGCTTCGGCTACTGTATCAGTTTTGCGATAATATGCACTACTCAATCCGTTTACTGTATCCGTGATAGTTTTAAGTGTACGGCTTGGGTTGTTTGTGAAACTAGCATCGCCAGCAATCTTTTTAATAGCTTCCGCCATTTGATTAAGAATATCTGTTAATGCGTATGCTTTACCGTCAACCGTACGTGTACCAATTACGGCATCTGTTGCGGTGTTTACGTTTGGATCATAATACTTGATTGACTTTACACGCGTTGCATCTGTAACGGCAATCGCTACCACTACGCGCAATATTTCTTTCCAATACGTGCCAGTATACACATACATTTTTTCATTTGTAGTGTTGTAGTACATTTTATCCGTTGCCGCTGCTGGTGCATTTGGCTGGCGCATCGGTTCAAGCGTTGTACTGCCATAAGTTAGGCCACCAGATGCTGAACGTTCAACGTATAAATACGATGTATTGTTGGCCGGTAAACTCCATGCGCTTTGTTTACGGTTAATCGTTTGGGTATAATCAACCGCGCCGTAATCGTTGAAACCGTCGGCAAACGATAACAATACAGGCGTTTGGCTGCCGTCAATCATTACGCTTAGGTTATCACCGGTTAAGAATGAAAATTCACCATTGCTTACTTTACCGCTCAATACTCTATTACGTAGGCCACCAGTACCACCACCGCCGCCAGTACCACCGCCGCCGCCGGCTTTTAGTTCCATTTGCTGCGCAACGTTCAATAATTCATCGCGGTTTTTCTTGATACTATCTTGTACAGTATCGCCCTGTGGCGTTATATCCAAAGGGTATTTTTCTTTATATGCCATGTTTAAACCTCTTCATACGTATAATCTAACTGGCGTAACGAAATAGCGCCCTTTTGAACATTGATTTTGAATTGTACATTACGATTTGCACCGCCGCCAATTTTATACGCCTTCGTGTATTCATTAACATTCATTAATGTTTTGGCAGCGTATAGCTTTTCATTCGCGTAGTATGTTTTGGTTGCCTTACTTGAAAAGTTAATTGGCTTAGGCTTCTTATTTGAGATGCCAATAGTACCATGACCGGGAATAAGATTATGCGTTACAAAATTATAGTTCATAATCAACACAAATTGACGTGTTGCCAATCTGTTGCCGCTGATTATTGATGTTTGAATTTGTACCGCATCATCTGTATCTATCGTTTCATCAAGAATACCAATTTTATTGCCGTAGGCTATATATACTTCTTTATCCACATTCACCGCCGCATTAATTCCATGCGTGAATTTTCTTGATGTGAAAACGCCCCTTCCGTCTTCATATCGTGGCAAGTAGTGATATATAAATACCGTTTCGCCGTTATATGGTTTAATCCAGATTTGCTTTCTACTGGATATATGCCATACTTCGCAATCTTTCGTTATGTACTTCAATAGATAAGAGTTGATATTTAAGCCAGTTTCAAACGGTTGTATTTCTGCATAGGTATTTGTAGGCATGAAAGACATGAACCCTTGATTGCCTAAATAGTAACTACGATCATCAACGCTTACCGTCGCACCGCTACAATAACCGGTAGAGGATAACGGATATACAGTTAAATTCTGTGCATCTGGCGTACCAATTACTTGATACACGCGCCCGTATTCTTTGTATACGATAATTGCACGTGATAAGAAATCAACGGCAATGATGCTGCCTTGGTCTTTATAGCCAACGTCCACATATTGCGCACTAGATGCATCATTTGAGTTGTGAGTCCATGCGTTGTAGTCGCCAACTGCTGACCAATTCAACCGATGCGAATGAGTCGATGCAATCAGTACACGGCCGGAATGACTTGAAACCATATCACATGCCGGACTTTCAATAGTGGATAACTTACCAGCACCGGAAATGGCTTGCAGTTTATCACCGCTTGCAATAAGAATATCACCGCCAAATGCATGATACTTCGGCCGTTCGGTACCATTTAACGTGCCTAATAGTTTATTACTACTGAAATCTGTTTCATACAAATTTCTGCCACTAGAAAAGTACCACTTATTACGGTACACGTCATGATATAGCGTTTCTACCGGTAGTCCAAAATCATACAATATACGAATACCCGGAACAGTACGTAATGCATTATCTGTTCTATCGAATTCGCATTGTTGCGCCTGTGTTAGCGCTTGCACGTCGATATTTTCCGGCGGGTTGCTCCAATCAAGGCCCAGCCGGAACCCGTTTGTAGTTGCCACCTGTTTAACGCCCATTATGCTATACCTCTTGCCGCCTTAATCTGTTCCGTTATGTAGTCAATGAATTGTTTATCATAGGCAGCATAATCCGTCATAAGCGACTTCTTTTTAACCATGAAAGATATAAGCTGCACTAAATACTGATGAAAGAATTCAGAAAACGGAATAGTATCGTCTAATTCGTCAACGTGGTTTTTACGCACGCTATAAAATACTTGGTTGACTGTTTCCCCGTCATAAGTTTCAAATGTTCCGTTTATGATGCGGATAGGATATCCAGATTTAGGAACGAAACCCATGAAATCGGACGGAACCGCTTTCAAATTCGGTATATCGGTATTCTTAACTACTTCGCGGTCTTTAATGCTAACTAGAATAGTAGTTAGCCAGTCAATAGCTGCGTTAATGTATTGGATATATTCTGATTGTTCATCAAGAATTTCGTTACTTTCTACATTAACCAGCGTAATCAATTCGCTTACTACCATAATCCCAGTACCCTTCCGCTATTACGCTTTCATTATTGCCTAAACCATTATTAATTGATTGCAACGCATTAACCATATTCGCCGTTACGCCGGAAATATCAAGGTTCATAACCCTATATACGATGTAATCAACAAGTAATGTTTCTAATTCTGCCGGTAGTCCGCTTTCATCTTCCAGCTTCTTATAGCCAGCAGTCATTATATAATCAACGGTTATTTTCTGCTCATGATCTGCATTAAATACTATCGTTTGTAAATTCAATACATGATAGGCCTGTACGTCCGCATCATCGGCTTTGACATTTAACACGCTGATGCATTGACCGGGCAGCGTAATCCGTCCGGTGCCGTTATCTTCGTGCGTTGCCTGTGCCAAACTAGGGCAGTACTGACCGATAAGGGCATTTAATAAGTGATTGCCTTCGTTGTAATACTCTAACAAATGGTACGGAGTATACTGTTCCTGTGGTGTATCGCCTATTTGCATGAACGCCCTATTGATAACTTGTTTTACGTTCATATTCACCCCATATAAGAATAAAGGCGGGTATTACCCCGCCCATAATTCAAAAATTAGCTTTCTACAACGCCACCAGTTAATACTTGAATAGAGCCGTAGTCTTTATTATTGAATTTTGTTTTTTTAACTTCGCCATAGAACGCGATACCATTACCAGCAATGTTGCCGTAGTCGTCTGTTTGTTCAATGTGTTTAGCTGGTCTTGCAACTGCGAAACATGCCGCTTGCTTACCTAATAACAAGTTATGGCATACATTTGCACTAGATGCGCCTGTATTATCGCATAATACGCGTTCATATTCGTAAAGAATAACGCCGTCGTATTCGCCTAATGCGCCTGTAAAGATAGGGTTTTTAGAACCGCGTACATTTGCGTTTTGTTGTGCTGCCAACCATTTTGGATCATCTTTCAAATCGCGTGCCGCCCATGGATGAACAAGCATGATGTATTTATCCATGCCGTCAACTTTAATTGGTTGTACTTTTGGTGCGTGCATCATTGCTTTACGTTTAGCACGGGAAATAATAGTTGTTGTTAATTTATCATTTGCCGTAATGCTGGAATATGTACCGGCAGCACTTGCAGCTACCGCTTCTTTAGAAGAGGAAGGAGTCGAACATAATTCACTCATCAATTTGTTATCCAACCAATCAGCAAGCCATTGTTTCAATGCACCTTTAATTTCTTTCAACATATCATATTGTGTTTTTTGGTCGTCCGCTTCATAGCGAGATACCGCATTACGGATTAATTTAGTTTGTACAGTAAAATCGTAAATGTTCAATGTATCTTCGGCGCCAGATAATTTTTGGTTACCTTCAACGCCGGAGCCTGTTAAGTTCATCATCAAGCCGAATACTACGCTATCGCCTTTTACGTTTGTTAAGTCTTTATTTTGGTGTACTACATTGGAACCATCCATTGCAGTAAACTTCTCGAAATAACTATTTTTTACGCCTTCGTGCCATACTTTTTTAGCCCATACTTTAGGTACTAAATTCGCTGGAATATTAACTTGGTTTCTTTGGTCTGCCATATTTTACCCCTTATAATTCGTCAAAATATTTGCGTACATCGTCCGGCAATGCATCAAGGTTGCCCGTTTGATACGCTTTCAAAATATCTTCTTCTGTTACCTTGTTAGGTGTAGGAACGCCACCGTTTAACGCGCCAGCCTTTGGCAACGTTGCGGCCACCTGTAACGGGTTGTTCGTAACGTCGGTATTCGTTGCCCGTTCATTTTGCAGTTCATTAACAAATTTTCTGATTGTTTCAAAATCGGCATCTGTACCTTCTCCAATATCTACGCGGTAGAACGCATCGTTTATTGGTTGTGCATCGCGCATTGTCATGCCGTTTAGCTTTTCTAATCCGCGTTGATATAGTTCCCCGAAATTTGGTAATGATTTAATTTCATTTACGAAATTTAGATTTGTTTGTCTTTGTTGATGCACCGCTAACTGTTGATTTGTGATCGTGTATTCTGCGTTAGCTTCGAAACGAATGAAATCGTTATACTTTTGCACATCTTCAAACATAAGACTTTCTAAATCTTCCGCCGTTAAATTAAAGCGTTTCAATGCTTCACGGCGTACAAAGTCGCGGATATCAGATACTTCACTATCTGGCAATGTAATCGGTCTTTGTTGCGCTTCAAATTGTCTTGCGCGTTCTTCGGCCGCTTTACGTCTTGCGCGTTCCTGTGCAAGTGCCGCTTTTAGATTGTTATCGTTTGTATGGTTTTCTTCGTGTTCCGGTTCTTCTTCATTAGTGTTCGGCGCCGCTGCATCTACTTCCGCATCATTCGCATCACTTTCCGCCGCATCATCTGTAGAGGGTTCATCTGTTGCAGTTTCCTGTGTATCCGTTTCTTCGGTATGTTCATCAACGTTCACGCCCGCGTTTTCTAAATCTTCCGGAGTGAAACCAGCATCTTCGATATTAACTAAATCTTTTTCCATATCTAATACTCCTTAGCCTTTTAACGTCATTGCCGGACGAATAAAGAAATATGGCAGTTTAACGCCGTTGCCGGGCGATAATGTATAAGCAAGCCTTTTAACGCCGTTACTTAGGGCGAAAATAATACAAAAAACGCCCCATTACGGAGCGTTTATTATTGTGTTGATAGTTTATATTACATAGTGCCTAAATCGTTCATAGGCGGCATAATTTGCGGTGTATTTTGAATGTTTGGTTGTTTACCTTTCAAGGCTAACCGTTCCGCCATGATTTGCTGCGGTGAAATCTGTACACCTAATGTTTGTAGGTACATACTCAACGCTTCCGCTGGCATATCATCAAGCGAACCACTTACGCGCAACTCTGGTAACGCTGGTTTTTCTGCCGCTTCTTGCATGCGTTTCTTAACCGTTTCTTTTTCTGGGAAATCCATAAAATCAAGGATAATATCCATAGGAATATCAACGCCGCTTTTCTTAGCTTCCAATAATTGATATAGGTTAGCACGTCTTGCCGTTGCGCTTGCTTGGCTTGTACTAATTACAATATCAAAATCAAAGGCGGATAGATCATACAGTACTTGCTTAATATGATTACCTTCCGCATCGCGTTGCGGTTGCCCCAATGCATCTGTTAAAACTTGTTCTTGCATAGGTTGATTTAAACCCGGTGCAATCTGTACAAATTCCTTTTGCCCGTCGTCGCCCATAATGCGCATTGCTTTGGCTTCATTGTAGAATTGCGGAATTAAACCCGGTGCGTTTTTCTCGCCCCATAGCAATTTAACAATTTGGCGTTCTGCTTCTTTTGACTGCTCAAATATACCAGCCGTTTGTACAGTTGTAACAGATTGCCGCAAGTCGATTGCCTTGCCGCTCATACTGCCAACGCTACCGCTTAGGCTTTCCGGAGTGATACCGCTGATAGAATAGAAATCATTGCTTGATTGTTGCTCAAGGGCCATATTGATATTGCTATCCATTGCCGGCGTGCCGTCTACGAATGATACGCCCGGCGGTAACCAGATATTCGCGCCCGGTTTAGTGCTATTATTTTTAATATCGCGCTTAGTCTGTTCGGTTAGTTGACCTTGCCAGAATTTAACGCCTAATGACTGCTGATTTACAACGTGCATGCGTTGGCTTCTGTTTTTATTTAATTCGCGTTGTGCATCTTTAATATCACGCACTACGCCAGCTGGTTCTAGTTCATCATCTACCAATTCGCCGGTATAGTAACAATATTCACGTACTAACGGGAATTTACCATGCTTATAAGGACTTTCGCCCTCTTCCAATAGAACACTATCGGCGAACGTTGCGTATCTGATTTTAGTATCTGGGATGCTGGTAGGCTTCTTCCCTGTAGCCATTAATACAACAAATAGAGGATTAGCTTCATCAATTAACCCTTCTTTTGTCATGTATACGTTCTTTTTGCCGTATTCCTTATACCAGTACTGCACTACACGAATTTTATTGTAGTTGCTGCTATACCATAACGCTTCGCCGTCTACTGTTTCAATCACGCCGGCTTCCTGTTCGGTTTCATCGTATCGGCTTTTTAATGCGTTGATTTCGTCAACCTTTTCCGGATAGATTTGCTTTAACTTAGCAGCACTTTCCCAGCTATAACGGCCAACATATTGCGCATCGCTTAAATCGTCTTTCTTACATTCCGGATCTATGAAAGCATCAAACGGAGAAACACGTTCAATTTGAATAGTGCCGTCTAACTTTGTATAGTCGAATTCATAGCTTACCCAGTAATTGGCTAAACCGCAAATAATTTTATCGCGGAAACATTTGCCCTTATTACGTTGATAATTCGCACGGTCTAAACAGTATTTTGTAATACCTTTAGCGACGCGGCTTATTCTATCATCTTCTTCGGAACGTGGTAAAAAGTCCGGTTCTGTTTCGTTCTGCGATGCATAACCGCATAACAGATTAATAACCGGTCTAATTCTATTAATCGTAATTGCTGGCCGTCCAGCTTCGCGCATGTTCTTCAAATCGCCGTCTTGCCATTGCTTACCTTGCATAAATGCAAAATCTTCGGCAGCAGCCTTGCGCCATTCTGACGTGGCGGCCAATGCATTTTTTACATTCTGTTTTGCTTCGTATATATCAAAGGTTGTTTGTTCTATATCCATTATTCCACCATTTCAGAACCGTAAATCATATCGTACATTTGTTCTAATTGCCATTGCGGCATCGCTTTGGCAAATTCCGCTAGTTGTGCATCTGTATACTTCGCCGGAATAATAACGCCCTTTTCCTCACGTTCGCCATATTCCGATTTAAGAACCTTAAAGGCGTAATCACGCAACGCCCTTTCACTCATACGCCCCATGCGCTTATATCTCCTTCGCTATCGTCAACATATCTATAACCGTCATTGAACGGCTTTTCTGGTTTAACTGATTTAACTGGTCTAGCCATACACATATAACGCACCGCATCATACGCATGATCTTCTTGCTTTGTATCTACATCTTCGACCTTGATTTTATCGTAGGTTAAAGCTGGCAATGTACGTATTAGATGCACGCAATTACTAAATATCTTCAACTTACCTTCTTTTAATCGTTGATGTACTTGCATAAGTCCGGCCAATCTATCATTATCAGCACGCACCCAGTAAACGCCCTCAGTTGCGAATATTTCCGCAATCGTTGGGCCGTCATGGCCTGTTCGCTGCCATATTGCCGGGTCTGCTACGCCTTGATAATCTTTTAAATGTTCTATCTTTTGTGCTACCTCCCTTGCCGTTTCCTGTGTACCAGTATCCGGCATACCCGGCTTGCAACCGTAAAATTCACCAGTAATATATAAAACATCGTCATAATCAACCGCTGCGGAATATACTGCATATGGTTTCGTATATCCCCAGTCCATTGAACGATACCGTTGCCAATGATGCGGTATTTCAAACGGTTCTATTACATGCTTATCGGTGCGGAATTCTGTAAATACTTGACCCTCGAATATGTTCCAGTCGCCGTCTAAATACGCTTTACGTAGTTTTTCCGGCAATGTATTCAACGCATCTATATAACTTTGTGATAGATGCGGGTTATCGCTTGCCCTTGCTTGGATATATGCAATCTTATCGGCGAACGGCTGCATTTCCTTTGTAAAGTTTCTATCTATAAATAAATCCTTTACCCACATATGGCCTTTACCGCCCGGATTTGTTGCAGCTATTAACTTTGTATCCGTGATACCAGTCCAACGTAAACGCATACGCAAAAAGTCGAACACGTCGCGACTATTCAAGGTTAATTCATCTATTGCTATTGCAGCGAATTCACTAGATAAGTATTTACTAGGTTTATCAAGATTACGGAAACAGATAACGCCGCCGCCTAATTCATCATTTAATGTGAATTCATGGTTACTTTCCTTATAGCTTCCTAACCATTCCGGAAACTCCATTTTGATTTTGGATATTTGACGATCATCAAGACTTGGATAATCTTCACAGAATAATCCAACTCGTATGCCTTTAAGTCCTGTTTGAATGAACCAGTCAATTAAAAGCCAAACTAAACCCCAGCGGAGTATATACGATTTACCGCCACCAGCAGCACCGCCATATAGTGTATATATGTTTTGCTTAACCGCCCTCAAAAATTCCTTTTGCTTAGGCGTTGGACGTATTACATCGCGAAACAGATTTGTTTTACTCATCTGTATCACTCAATTCGTTATTATCAATAACCAACTTAACGGCGCTTTCGGTTGTGATTTCCTGTTGTATCTTGTCTCGCCATTCTTTAGAACGTCGATTTTTAAGCCAGAAAATCATAGCCGTTGTATTTCCTTCAAGTGCTGCTTTATACAATGCATTTTCAACTTGTATATCTGCTTCGTCCTTCCCTATTTTTAAGGCGTTTGATATTTTCGGCGACTTCTTACGCCATTCCCATAAGGTAGAAACAACAATATCCATATTGCTGGCAATTTGTTCATTTGTTAAACCGTTGCGCGCCCAGCCTTGTAAAAGCAAAATCTTTTCTTCTGCTTCCCAATCTTTATATGTAGTTTTCGCCATTGTTTCACCCCCTATCGTAGTATGTTGTTATCTTTGTTTTTCATTCTTCCGTGTGATCGTTGGCATATTCCCGCATGTTGCTTAGATGCGTGTTGGCTAGTGCAATATGTTTGGCATAAGCCGTCATAATATATTTCGCTTGCTATGCATTTTCCGCCTTTGTTATTAAGACATTTCGACTTGGTACATATGATATTCACTAGCTTTTCACCACCTTCACAAAACTTTTTTGAAAAATTTTTAATTTCCCTATTGACTACTTGCGAAAACACAAGTATAATTAAGCCATAAGATACATCAGAAAACGCAAGTATTCAAAAAGGAGAATTTAAAATGCTAACACTTAAAGATGTAAACACAAACAAAACATGGAAATTTGAAAACAAAACAGATGCTTCCGATTTCATCAGTACAATGAGTTTCGGTTTTGAATGGCAATTAATCGACAATAACACAAACGAAGTTATTGCTTGCCACTACTACGAATAACAAAATAAATGCCGCCTACACAGGGCGGCTTTTTTAATTACTCAAAACCGAACACGCCGCACTAAAAGATCACTGGAAACTATGAAAGGTGATATCTCTTAAAATAAAAAATGTGCATTATGTTCAGTTTTCAATAATCAAATGTTCCTTTTATACAAAAAATGAGATATATCGCCGTGGATATACCTCATATTCTGATAGTTTTATTCATTTTTGTTGTATACTCTAAACCAATACCGATATGTATCACATGAAATTAGGTTTATTATGCTTATTGTTGTTGTGCTTGGTAGTACATATTTATATTTGATAGGATTGTTCTCAATGGCATTGTGTTTGTTTGAAAGGAATTCTTTTTATCGGTATCGGTTTACAATACACAATAGGGGAACGGCCCAAAGTTCCCCATGTGCATCGTATATATAGGAGAATTACGCCAATGACCTTTTAAGCATCATTTGACAATATAATTATACTATATATGGTTTTTCCGTACTATTCCGATGTAGTTCGGCATAGTTCGACTTTAACCGACTTAGCAGTATACATGCTAGGATAATACGTTCCATGTAAAAATTTACCTACATTAATAAGGCCTAACCTTTTTAATTCGCTGGCTTGCGTTTTTCCTAAATTGGTGAAACTCTTAGCATATTTCGCGCTTTCGCCGTCTATATACTCACGCATTAATAATATATTGATTTTCCCTGTGGTGCATTGGTTGATGATATCCGCCGCCGTTTCGCGTTCATCAATTAATGCGCCTATTTCTTCTTTTACGGCATCGCGTTTACTTTCAAGACGTACTATTTGCCGGTCTAACCCGCCGGGCGTTCCGCCACCGCTTAAACGTTCCTTGCTATAATCAACTGCCCCAATCGTTGTTATATCTGATTGCAAATGCTTTAGATCTTCCTTCAATGATTTAATTTTCATTGATATTAATTTAATCGGTTCTAGGAATTCCTTGCCTATCTCTCTATATTCTTTATCCGTCATTTATTCCCCCGTATAGTTCATTATCGCAAATTCTTAACCGTTTCCCCTAACATGTTCAAATAGTCTTGTAAATTGCCTTTGATAGCATCATTCACTATTTGGATATTGTCAGTTGTTACATAGCTGGCAATTAGCATTTTATACATTGCATCTTTGGTAGGTACAAAAACACAAATAACAAACGATACTAACCATACAAAACCGCAAATACAAATATATTTCTTAATTTTTTTATCTTCGTCATACTTGAAACTTTCCCTGTAAAACATTACAAGAAAAACCATTATAATTGATGCCAGTATAAAAACACCTTGATTAAACACGTCTAAATTATGTAGTACCTCAATCAAGTACAAATACATCGGATCAATAATAGGCATTACACATTTCCCCTTTCGCCTATTTGTATCAAAGGGGCGTTTATATTGCCCCTTATCCACTACATCGTAAATATTGATACTAACTTAATTAACGCTATCACTAACGAAAACAACAAAGCAGCATCAAATAATAATTTAATCATGGTTATTTTCCTGTGCTTCCAATACCACCAGTACCGCGTGCCGTTTCGGTTAATTGTGCAACCTCTAATAACTTTAATGTGCCAACTGGTACCATAATTCCCTGTACTAATCTATCGCCCTTTTGGATTAAATACGGCGTATCGCTGGTATTATGTAGAATTGCTTTAATTTCGCCCCTATAGTCCGCATCAATCACCCCGAATGAGTTCGGAATAATTAACGGCGTTTTGCTCATGCTAGATCGTGGCGCCAGCATCAACATATAACCCTTTGGAATTTCCACCGCTAGGCCTAGCGTTGCATATTGCGTTTGATGCGGTTCTATTACTACGCTTTCCGGTTGATAGAAATCCATGCCAGCAGCATCTACGCTACCGACTTTAGGCAATAATACACCGGGCAAGCATCGCTTAACTTTGATAACGTCCGCATTATATCGTTTATATCCAAATATGCGTTTAATCCTGTTTAGTAGTTCCATTTATTGCCCCTCATTTCAATAACGCTTCCAATACTTTATTTTTTCTATCCATAATTCGTATTTCTGCCCGCGGGTTATCTTTATCAATGCCAGCGATGCAGCTATTACCATATGAACATATCCATTTATCATCGTCGATAACTTTCGCTTTTGTTAATATATCGCTAGTCGCCTGTAGTAACCCGATTAAATCCGGCCAACTTCTTTTATTCGGCAAATAGTATTTACATTCAACAACGATGATGCCAGATACATGCAACTTCTTCCCAGCTAATTGCCACATACAAGCATCTTCATAATTCTTGTAGGCTTCCGACGGTATTATAATAGGCTTTCCGTTTCTGGATATAATACGCCCGCTATTCTTTTTAGTTGCTGGCCGGCCTTTTAATGTAATATCAATCACACTCATTTAACGCCCTTTCTGCCAATAATACATCATCTTCCGGATATACCCAGTAATAATCACCTAAACTAGTCCATGACGTTTTGCCACCCCTAAAGCAATATACGCGGCCATTTTCGTATTTTGCAAAATAAAGTTTAACTTTTGTAAGTCCAGTTTCTGCTATAACTGGCGTATCAACCGGAACCTTTTCCCATTCCACAACACCCAATAGCGATGCAATAGAATATTCACGGGTATTAGGATTTAACCCCAGCACCTTGCATGGAATTCTTGGGGTATGATCGCGTATCTTGAAATTACCGCCGTTTTCAATAAACGTTGGATTTACAAAGAACGCATAAACGCCTTCAATCTTAATATCTCTATAACCTTCGTTATACATTTCTTGTAATAACCATTTTTGCTCATTCGTCATAATTCAATTCCCCTTTTACAATAATTTCCTTCATTTGCTGCCGTACGTTGTAAATGTACGCTTCGACAGTTCCGTTAAATGTTTCCATTACCATTTTGGAAAGCGCTTGCCTTAATCGTTTCGTTTTACCGTCCTTATGGTATTTGTATTCAAGCGTAATTAAAAATCTATCTTGCGTTACTTTTGGTTTCAAAATCATGTTTTCAATAACCAGCGTTAATGCGCTGGCTAGTTGCTCACATGTAAAAACTCTACCGTTTCCCATGTCTACCTTTATATTCATTTATCAATTCCCCTTTGACATTCATAGATAATTTTATTATTTGGTTTCATTCTTTCAAGGCTTACCCAACAGATAACAAGCGATTTCTAACAAATGTATACGATACGCCGTATACACTCGCAATTTGCCGCACGCTCAAACCTTTTTCGCGTAAAGCAACCAGCGCATTTGCTTCAATTTCTGGGTATACCGGTTTTCGTTTTATTTCTTTCCTTAACCCTAGCGCGGTCAATGCTTCATCTGCGGTTTTTCTGCTATATATACAAGCACCTAATGCAAACCAATTTTCTATATATACCCCGTTCATTCTTCCGCAACCCCTTCAACCTCAATCACACACCCAACAGGCGATATAAAAATATTCTCATCTGCTACATCATCAACAAAATGTATAAATTTTCTGTTTCCTAAATCAACATTTCCCATAGCTAACATGAATTCATACATTTCGTTATCTTTTCCGCCTTTTTGCTCAAATGTTTTAGTATTATAAAATCTTGCCGATCCATTTTGAAATACTTTTATTCTTAACATGTTTACCTTCCTAACATTTACCTATACGCCGCTTGATGCGGTTATTGCTATCCTTTACATACCCAAACACATCGCCCCGTATATCACGGCTTTCTATTTCTTTTTTTCTGTTGGTACTGTATTTGATGTAGGCCGCGCATGTACTATGGCAGCCTAACACCCTACACTCACAACCCTTACATGGTGATTTCATTTTTATTCACCTTTAAAAAACACTAACCAAATTGTTTTGCCGCGCCGTTGCCCTAAACGGTTCAACCGGCAACAACGGCCGCACCTTTGGCAAGGTTATTTGTTCTTCATTCCACTTAAAAATTAACGTTCCATTTTGTTTGAGTACCCGCCAACATTCCGCAAGGCCCTGTTTTATATCCTCTTTCCATTCCGGCCCTAACGTTCCGTATTTCAGTTTTAAAAACGATGTATCGCCAGCACTTACCAGATGTGGCGGATCAAACACAACCAAATAAAATGTTTCATTGTTAAAAGGTATTTCTCTAAAATCTGCAACTCTATCCGGTTTTACGATTAACTTCCTACCGTCGCATAGTGTTGTGTTTTCCGTTCGGTTATCCATGTAAACCGTTTCTTTATGTTCTCTATCAAACCAGAACATTTTAGAACCACAACACGCATCTAGTATTTTCACATTAGCCACCTAGAATGGAACGTTTTCATCGTTCTTATTATCTGCAAAATTATCGAAATTGCTTTCAGTTGCCGCATCATTTAACGCGGATACGCCTACAAAACTTGCAATAACTTCCGTTACGTATTTCTTTTGCCCGTTGCTATCTTCATAAGAACGTGTTTGAATTCGACCCTCTACAAATAAGCGGTTCCCTTTTCTGTAGTTTCCTACCGCTTCGCCTAGCTTGCCCCATGCAACGCAATTAACGAACGCCGTTTGTTCTTTTGTTTCGTTTGTAGCACTATCGATATATGTATTAGATGCGGCTACTGTGAAAGTCGCAACCGCCTTGCCGGATTGTGTATAACGTAATTCTGGATCACGCGCAAGATTTCCCAATAATTGAACACTATTCATAATATAATTCCCTTTCTATTTTCTAATTATATAGGGCAAATTCGCTCATTTTACCCCGTCTGCTATTCCGCCCTTATGATTTATCGTTAAGGCTTTAAAAATCCCATACAACGTATTTAAACGATTTTTTCCATTCTAAACAATTCATCTAGTGTTAGATTTGTTTGTAATTCATCATTAACATTTTCTTGAATGGCAAGCATTTCCGTTAATCTAAAATCAAATAACCCGCGTTCATGTTTCTTATATGTTTCCGGTGATACCCCGGCGATATCCGCCATGTCTGATTGTGTATAACCTAACAATTCCCTACATTCTATTAATTTTGGGAATAAATTATATTTTTTGTTCATTCCAGAACCCCCAGTATTAACTTTTTACTTTCGTCCGAAATATCGGCATCTTTAACCATGCTTTTAAGGTCTACGGCTTCGTATTTTTCAACCTCAACCAAATGGCCGTTATCTAGCATCTTAATTTCTGTATTTCGTGGCATGTTAAGTTCTGCACGCTTACGCGCTTCCATTAACAAGCCATTACTTTTGATGCTTGCCGCTATTTCCATGTTTCTTTGTTCACGTGCTGCCAGTTGTTCATAAGCCTTACAAAACTGGCTCATGGCTGCGCTTTCGTTATAACTTTGGCTATTACGCGGATCAAAGAAACGCCATACAGTTTTAGCCGCAAGCCTTGTTATACCTTCCAACTCATCAAGGCCTTTTTCATAACCTACTTGGCTTGCCTTTTTCCGTACCACTTCCCATGCATCTTGCGCAATCAATCGTTCTTCTTTTCCGTTTACATATCCGGAAATTTCTGCCGCTTTCTTGCGAATGGTTGCAACTGACGGAAGAAACTCACATGAATTAATGCATTGCTTGATTGCTTCGGCCAATGTTACAGGATTAATATCCTCTAACATAAATGCGTACATTTTTGTTTTTGCTACATCAATATTCGGATATATCAATAATTGACCCGTAGCCGTCAACGTTTTTGCGTTCGGTTCCCTCATCTGCTCCCCTTTCTACCGCATCAATCAATGCGTTCAGTTCATTGATTTTTCGTTCTGTATCCGTCATGGCTGCCATTTCATTTGAATTAAGATATGTATCGAAATGGCTAGGCGCGAATAACGTTTTAGGCGTTAAGTACTTTTCTAATTTTGTACCTTTCCACTCACGGCATTTTTTATCAATGACGGTTTTAAAATCATCAACGGTATATCCTTCTTTTAATCGTGATCTAATTGCCTGTACATATGGTTTAGTTGTAGGCTTAAATTTTGAACCGGTTTTAAGATTAAGATATTCGATAATTTCAAAGTGAGATTTATCCACATCGTCATGTGAAACATGACATATTGTTTCTTTTCTATTCTCTTCTTCTCTTATCTTATCTATTCTTATCTGTGTATCCAGATTGTATCCATTTTGTATACATTTTGTATCCATGTAGGTATTATCTGGGTTTATCGGTTGCCCTACCACTTCATAAACCTTGTTTTTTAACTCTACGCATTTTGCTTCCGGTAGTTCAGATTTTGAATAACGATCACTTTGTACATAGTTATGTATCCGCCAATGTCTAATGACAATAACACCAGTTTCAAAACCAATCACAAACCCTTTTGCGTTAAGTAGTTTTAAATCATCTTCCTTACACCCCGTTATACGCATAATGCTTTTTGGCGATTGAATAAAGCCATCATCATCTGCCCTTAGCAGCAAATGAAAGTATAGGCATTGTGTACTTTGTGGCATATCTAGGAAATTATCTGTATCAATAATTTTCTTTGACATCATTCGCCGTTCTGCCATTGTATTTTTGAATTCCTTTCTTTTAACACTTCCCGTATTTTCTTGGCATCGCTGCCATGTGCTTTTGTATGGCAATCACGGCATAAGCAAGCCAAATTATTAAGATTTGATAAACCGCCGTGCGATCTAAACTCTATATGATGCACTTCGGTTGCCATTGCACCACATAGCACGCATAAACCCTCATCGCGTTCATACGCCCATTTTCTGGTTCTGGCGTATAGAACGTTATCAAGTTTCTTTCGCTTGTTCATTGTTCCCCCATTCATTTATTAATGAGTTGATATAATCATTATTTTCTAAAGTTATGTTTAATTGGTTGCACTCATCAACCAATGCATCAATCAAACGCCGCATTTCATCTACCGTGTAAACGCTGCTGCCATGATAGGCGCGAACGATTGTATAACCTTCTGTTTTGGCTGGGCCAGCATCTTCGGCGTACCAGCCTAACCCGTGGCCGTGCCAAATTTCAATAAATCGCCCTGTGGCATCGTTTTTTATTGGTAGATAGGTAAATGTACCAGCTTCTTGAATAACACGCTTATATACGTCATTTTTTGAGATATAGGCGTTTTTTGAAAGTTCACGCGCTATCTTATCGCATAATACCCATGCATAAGCGTTAGCATTTAGTGAACGGCGTTTTACCTTTTTACGAATTTCAACGATATATTCAATGTTAGGGTCTAATTTACTCAACATTTCATCTATAGGGGCCGGAATTAATAAGTTCCAGCCTATAGATTTGATTAAGTTAATACCCTTGGTTACCCATTTCATTCACGATCACCAGCATTTTCATGATTTAGTGCTGCTTCTTCGTTATCATAGAGTGCGAAACCCTTGCTTTCCTCTTTTTCCCCATAGTTTTTTAACCATTCAATGGCGGCTACCATTTCAAATGCATTAAGCATCGCAAGGCGTGGTTTCTTAAATTCAGCCGCAATATATTTGGTGATTTCCGCCGGCGTTACTTTTTTAGATTTTTGCAACGCTACAAATTCATCGTACCCTTTAACGTGCGTTTCTTTTGGTTTAGTTGCTGCCGCTGGTGCTGCATTGCCGCCCATTGTATAGCGAATACTTCCCTTGCTATCGACTATTGTTAATTTACTGATATTTCGATTTTCGTCATATTCAATTTCTTTAACCGTAAATTTTGCGTATGATTTAGGTTTTCCGTCCTTGCCTTTATACCATTCGCCGCTTTGTAGGTTTATATAGGTAAATGGTGCGGAGTATAATTCCCTACCGATGCCCCAGTTAAAGCATGCACGCTTAAAACTGTCAGATGCTTGGCCTTTTTCCTTTTCCGTGTTGCTTTCTGTGCCTACGTCGGACTTGCCAACCCATTCGCCGGTATGTTCGTTAAAGATTGAAACTGTGCAATATAATCTATCGCCAATGATCGTATGTTCCCGTTTCCAATTTAATGCACCTACAACTTCATCAAGTAGTCGCATGTCAACGCGTGCATCTTTATAAAGCAGTACTACTGCGCCTACGTTTCCATTCTTTTCGTTTAATGATTGAATACGGCAATCTATTTCATTTGCTTTTAGTGTTCTAAATTCCATGTTTCACCGCCTACTTAATATAGAAATTTTGGTTTACTTTAATTTCTGCACCCTCTACCACTTCGCCGGCTTTAATCGCTTTTTTAATTGCCGTTTTATCGGCCTTGATTTCTACTTTTGTAAAGTCCGCCGGAATTACATCAAGGTTGATAATTTCAACACTTTCGCTTTTGCGGTATCCACATTTGAAAGTGCCAACGGTTAGCGTTTCAAGCCCTTTTTCTTTTAGTGCAAATTCAACGTTATTTTTTAACCGTTCAACAAAATTTTCTTTTGTTTTCTTCATTGCGGTTAAACGTTCGATTTCTGCTTTAATACCAGCAATATCACTTTCCGTATTTTTGATGAATTTGCCCGTATTTTCTAGTTTTTCTTCGATTGATACGTTAATCATTTCTAACGTATCTTGAATTGCTTGAATTTCTTCTTCTGTTTCTGCTGCTTCCAGCATTGCGGATAGTTCTGTATAATCTTTATTCAACGTATAAATGCTGCTCATCTTTTGCCACCTCTAACACCTTTACAATATCTTCAAACGCTTCTATTTCCGTCGTGTTTGTTAATTTGGGAAATCCTTTAATATGACACAAAAGTGATATATCTGTGCTATTATCTTTTGCATAAATATAGTGTTCAAACCTTCCGTAAGAATTCGCCGTTATTTCCAAAGTCATTGTTATATTGGGGTGATTTATACCTTTTTCTATTTCAATTCCTTCAAAACGTTCTAATAAATTAATCACGTTTTCTTTATCCATTTTTCACCTTGCCACCTTAACCAACTATCATGTATGATATGGTTAAGATGCTTATTTAAAACTCACTTTTCGCATCTGCCCTTTAGTAATTGCCGTTACTATTGGGCCTTTTTTAATTTATCAATATAGATGCCACTATATAGCAGCGTGATGCCTAATAGGCCTTGCAATATTGCTTCATAGAATGTTAATACGTCAATCTCTAATGATCCCGGCGTACCTAACAACAATACAAAGCCTACAATTTTCATAATGCTAGTCATTGACAAATTCCCCCGTAATCTCCAGTACATTGCTGGTGATTTTTTTTATACTGTTTTTTAGTTTTGCGTTTTCTTTCGCCAATTCTTCGTTTTCTGCTTTTAATGCCCGGTAATTAACCGCGTTTACTTCGGTTTCTAATCCGGCTATTTCTTGAAT